AAGCACCAAAAGACACTTGAGCAGGAGCCGTCGTGGTAACAATACCTAAACTCCGAGCAGTCATCTCTCAGAACTACCGAAAGCTACAGCCTTATCGGAAAAACTCTTACGAAGCCGTAAGGCAGTATGTCGGCAGGCACTACACGGACGACGGAACTTCTGACCGTGTCCCGATGAACTACATCCAGCTAGCGGTTCAAATCTACGGAAGGATGCTCACCTCTCGTATGCCGCAGGTCACGGTTAATACCAAGAATCAAGAGCTAAAGCACATCGCAGCCAGAGCGCAACGTCTTGCAAACGCGATGCTTAAAGAAATCGACTTTGGCTCTAAAGTCAGGGAGTGGGTAAACGCAGGAATGTTTGGTATGGGCATCCTCAAGGTAGGCTGGGCGCAGACCGACATCATGCACTACACCACTGACGCACAAGAGGAAATCCAGTTACCTGTAGGACGGACGTTTGTAGAGCCGGTCCTTTTGGACGATTGGGTGCAAGACCTTCAATCCAAGGGGAAACCGTGGGAGCATTGTTCGTTCATGGGACACAAATACCGCATGTCCCTTGAGCAAGCTCAGTTGTTTCCTGATTGGAACGAAGACGCAAGAAAGTCCTTGACTGAACTCGTTGAGTCACGAACCACGGAAGGGGGTGATCCTAAGATTGGCACGATTTCTGGAAGCTACAACCAGAACTCAGAGAGCATCCGACAAGAAGTGGAGATATG